GGTGAGCTATCTTTACCCGTGATATGATCAATCTTCGAACTGATTCTTTTTTGGCGGTCGCCTGGGCGGGTTTCGTGACGAATGTTTTCATCGGTCATGTTAGCACCGTGGTAAGTATTCTGGCGGGCCTCGCTGCTCTGGGCGCGTCCGGGGTGTCGATTTGGCTGAACTGGGCTAAGCTTCGCCGGGACCGAGCGCACGATGAAGCGATTTGCCGCAGATGCCGGGAGAACCCTAGCTCGGTCGAATGCCCGTATCCGTGGAGAAATCGCCCGACGGATTGCATATTCAACAAGTGAAGCTTGCAACTACAATTTTACTGGCAGGTTTGATCGGCCTCACCGGCTGCGGCTTGATCCCTAAAAAGGTCGAGCTGTTTCAGGATAAGGTGAAGCGGGTGCCCGCCTACACCGCGTCACAGGTCGAGCTTCAGAAGCAGGCTGCATATCAGGCGAAGACTTTCGCCCGTGAGACGGCGGATCTTGCGGTTCGCGAGGGCACCTCGACGAACCTCGCTACTAGCGCCAGGGCGACGGAGAAGCTGACGGACGCCGTGTCTGAGTCTCTTGGCCCGCCGGTTCACAAGGCGACTCTTGCCGCCGACCCGCTCGCGGATAAGCTTATTACCGCGCGGGGCAGACTCGACGCTCGCGTGGAAGATTTTCGAAAGGACAACGACGAGAATGCCGGGAAGAAAATCGAAGGCACCGGCTTGCTTCAGATCCCGTATTTTGCTTACGCGGGTGGAGTCCTGGCGCTGATCTCGCTGGTATGGATGGTTCTTCGCGCTGTGGTGACTGCGGCGTCAGCGGCGAATCCGGCTGCCGCGATCGGCCTGGGCGCAATGAACGTGACCGGAGATGTGGCCGCGCGAGCGGTTGTGCAGGTCGTAAGCGGGGGCAAGAAATTTTTAGAGTGGGTCTATTCCGAAGTGAAGGACTCAGAGCTTCAAAAAAAGCTCGTGGACGCATTTACTGCGGCGCACAAAGGCACGCAGGATAACGACGTTCGCGCGGTGGTCGATAAACTGGTCAAATGATATGAGCTGCGATTGCAACGGCAATGAAAATGTAGACAGCGCGGTGTTGAACTGCTCGAACCCCTGCGGGGTGACGCAGACTAACACGGCGGCTTGCGAGTCTCTCCCGAGCCAGATTGGCAACTTCACGAAGCAATTCTTCGGGGACGTGGTCAAGACGGAAGTGGACGGGAAGGTCATCTGGTCCCTGCCGTGCTCGCTCGATGTGGGGCTTCCGGCGAACCCGCGCGGGGTGGACGAGGGGCTGGCGTGTTATTTTCTTCGGCTGTTCATGGACGGGATCACCGGTTTGACCGGTGCCACGGGTCCTGCTGGAGCGGACGGCGCTGCGGGGCGGAACGCCTATACCGTGACCCTTCAAGGGTTCACGCAGCCGGATCTTGTGAGCCCTCAGATTCAGGTAATCACGGCCTACAACCCGGCGATCGTGGAGGGGCTAGTTGTTTTCATCACCGGCTCCGGATGGTTCCTGGTGGAAGCGGTGAGCGGTGGGACTTTGATGCTGCGCTTTCTGAATCCGTGCGACAGCCCGAACGCGACTACCCCGGCGGGAACCCTTGTTGTTCCGGCCGGATATGCGGGAGCCTCGGTGGTAGGTCCGACGGGTCCGACGGGTCCCACGGGTCCGCAGGGCAGCCCGGCGACGAATTTCACTACGACCCGCAGCACCTACAAAGGAACGGGCTCGAACTTCACGGTTCCGCTGGTTTATGCCGCTGTTGATTTTACGGCAACCAGCCCGGCGTTTCTGATCGCGGATGAGGGCTACTATATGGTGCACTGCGTCGCGAACGTCGCTGGAACGGGCGCGGTTGCGGCGGGTGATTACATCCACCTGAAACTTTTCAACGTTACAACTGCCTCGGACATTTACGCGTCCGAGGTTCAGTTGAGCGGGCTGGACGGGAAATATGACACGCAGATGGTAGTTACTGCGATCGTGCACACCACGGGACCGAATCAGACGATCGCGCTCTACGCGAATGGGACGACGGCAAGCGTGTTTTTCGTCTATCCGGGTGGAACTAATATGTATTATGTGCGACTCGAATAAGAGCTGCGTGATCCCGATTCTTCGGGAGAACGTTGACATCGTTGTGACGGACAACTGTTCTGCCACTCAAGGCGGAACCGTGATGCCGAGCGTTCCGGACTACGTCATGAAAGTGACAAATCCGGACGAATAGCGGACCTTTATTGTATGAAGTTGAACAAAGATTTAGGCTACACGCCCCAGGGGCCTTTGCAATACATGAAAGCGCCCCACTCTGAGGTTGCGGCAGACGCGGCATCCCCCGAGACGGAAAAGGAGTATCCGCACTTTCATTACGAGGGTGACGAGGAGCTTCCGATTCCCGACGAGGGAACCTTGACGGTCAGATACAAGATCGTCTGGAAGCAGGAAGAGGAAGCCGAGGGCAAGGAGCGCTACTGCTGCAAGGTGCAGCTTCGGGAAATTGTTTCCGCTGACGGTGGCGTGAGCGCGCCCGCTAAGAGCGGCAGCGGGGCTGCTGATGCCCTGGACAAAATTAAAGAGCTGCTGGAAGGCGGCGAGGAAGAGGAAGAGGAAGAAGGGGGCGATCTGTAAAATGTTCCGAGTTGACGACATCTACGACGAAGCAAAAAAGGTCATCGGCGCGTGCGATGACAAGAAGCTATTTTCTTGGCTTGGCGACGCCGTGTCGTTGATCGCGAACAAGGGCGACTTCGAGGGCTGGAAAGGATACCTTGACATCTGCACGGCCGGGTGCGCGTGCGGGACCACCGGCTCGGTTTGCAACAGCCCGGCGAGTTGCGGGCGGCGCTGTGTTACCCTCCCGGCGGAGGTGGACCTGATCCTGGGAGTGAACATCGGAGGGCAGCCTACTTTAGGCAAGGCTGCGCTTTTCGAGTTTCACTTGAACGGACCGGGTAGTTGCCGGACGGTTTGCGATTGGTCTTGGATGGATCAAGGCAAGCATCACTGCACCTATCGGGACCTGATTGTCCCGGCAAAGCTAATCGCCTATCTGGCGACGAGCGATGATGATAATTGCGAGTTTGTAGTTTTTGGCTATGACGACAAAGGACAGATGCTGCGCCGAAACGAAGGGGGCGTGTGGAAAAACGGATACCGCGTCCCTACGGTTTACGGATATGCAATCCCCGACGCTGATGCTCCCACCGTGGCTAGAATCACTGGGATCTACAAGGCCCGGACGGTCGGAAACGTTCGGCTTTCGACGGTGGACGACTCAGGGATTACTGGGACCCTGCTTGGTATCTACGAGCCGGACGAGACCACTCCTCAATTCCGACGGATTAAGCTGAACCGCTGCTGCAACTGGGTGCGGATCGCTTACATGAAAACGAATCCCACTTTTTTTAGCAAGGAGGATCACGTCCCGCTGCGAAGCCGTCTCGCGCTGCTGCTGGCAGTGCAGGCGCGCAAGCATTACAACGAGCGCCTGTATGATCTGGCGCACTCTTGCGAAGCGGATGCCGCGCGGTTAGAGCTTGAATCGCAGACGAAGGTCGAGCCGCAAGTCTTGATGCCGGTTCAGGTGGTTGATATGAATCAGCCGCGTGACAAGTATGATTACGACATCCGATGACATCAAGCGACAAGCCTCAATATTTGGTCGATTTTGACGGCACCTTTTTTCGGGGCGTCAAATCAGACGTTGACCCCTCTCAGCTCCCGCTCGGGTATGCCTGGACGGCTGTCAATTTGATCAACCTGGGGGGCGTGCTCTCGACGCGCCCGGGGCACCGCTGTATTGTCCGGCTCCCGGATGGAAATCTCCAGGGCGCGCATCTGTTCCGGCCGCTCGTAGGGATGGAACAGCTTGTTGTCGGCATCGACGGAATTATCTACGTCGCTGAGTGGCCTTTTACCGAATTTCGGATGCTGACGAACGTGCAGTTTTCTCCGCACGCGCGCCAGCTCTACTGGGCTCAAACCACCCAGTCCGCGTATCGCGTGACTGATGACTTCTCCGCGAAAATTTCGGTGATGGAGCCCCGCGCGGTTTTGTTTATTCAGGACGGCGGGCACACTGCTCCGGCGTATTACGATGGTTCGATGTCCGGCCACGTCCGGGACAAGTTCTACGAAACCCCGGCGGGGGGTCCGATGTGCTGGGTCGGTGATCGGCTGTGGGCTGCCGTTGGCAATCAGGTCTTAGCGTCCGACATCAGCAATCCGTTTAGCTTCCGGGAAGAGATCTACCTGGGCGGAGTCTCCGCGTTCTTTTTCCAGAGCGAAGTCACCGCGATGACCCCGACACCCAGCATCGAGTCCCCACAACTGATGGTGTTCACCGAAGTTGACGGCTCGATCTTGCAGGCTAACGTCCGCTCTCGCGATCTGTGGCCCACCACTGAGGACTTTCAGCGCGAGATCGTGCAGGTCGGCTGCCTGTCCCAGCGTTCGATCATGTCGCACTACGGGAGACTCGTTTGGTTTTCTCCTTCGGGGATCTCATTTTTCGATCCGGCGCTGTCTGGGAAAATCACTACCCGTTTGCCGGTCCGGGACAATGAAATGCTGATTAGCAAGGCCTCCTTGAGCGAAGATCTCGGGTTAGTCGCGGGCGCGTGTTACGGGCAGTTCCTGCTCATGAGCGTCCCGGCGGAGGATATTTTCAACAAGCATACCTGGGTGCTTAATCACGCGAGCCTGGAAACTCTCTCGGATGATTCGGGTCCGTCCTGGTCCGGCCTGTGGCTTGGGACTCGTCCGGTGGAGTGGATCTACGGCACGATCGCCGGAGCGGAGCGCATTTATCACGTGTCGTCCGACGCGGACGGCGGGAATCGCCTGTGGGAATCTTTCATCCCCGATCGGCTCGATAACGGGTGCCCGATCACGTGCGGCTTCAGCACGCGGGGGTATTTCGGGCAGACAGCCCCCGTGCAGTCGAAGCTGCCGGGCCAGCCCTGCAAGATGTGCTGGG